TGTGAGTTCTCCGATCAGACCCGGATTTTTTAAAACTCCTCTTCCAAGCATGAGATGGGACACCAGGCTGCCAGTGTCCTCCGGATCCGTCTGCTGCCCGGATTCCTGCATAAAAGCACATTCCCTTTTCTCTTCCATCTGCTGTCTCCATGTCCGGTAATCCTCCACGGAGCAGATGTCACCGTTGTAACATAGCGTATGTCTGCTGTTTTCCACCGCATATAAAAACGCTTCCATATCCGGAGTATTGTTATAAAAGTCCTTCTGTACACGCGGATGAATGATCAGTTCCTCCATCGGATATTTTTCATAGATGGAAAGAAGATGCTCCCACTCCCCGGCATCATTGACACCGACACGTGTTTTGACGGAGATCCGGAGCGGACATTCCGCAAAGATCTCTTCTAAAAAATGATCCAGTTTCTCCGGCACCGCAAGAAATCCTGCGCCGCGGTGCTTTGCCACGACCGTCCCGGACGGGCACCCAAGATTTAAATTGACGCTCTCGTAACCATAGTTTCCTAACTCTTTTGCGATTGCCAGAAAATCTTCTGCACGATTCGTCAGAATCTGTGGAACCACATGCATCCCTTCATTATGTTCCGGCAGAATGTCTTTGATCTCTTTGTAATTCATCTTTTTATTATTGATGAATGGTGTAAAATAGGTATCTATATTTCCAAAATGTTTCTGATATGCATTTCGGAACACAAAACCGGTAAGTCCCTCCATCGGTGCTAAATAAAATTTCATTTTTGTCATCCTACAAAGCTTCCCACTGTGCATATAGTTTTACTGTTGCTCCATTTGTAAGGGAAAGATTTGATACTGTTGCACCATCTCCATAAAAAGTATCGCTGCCATCCGCTTTGGTACTCCATCCGATAAACTTATATCCATTTCTCTGGAATGTATTTGCAGAGAGTTTATAGCTTGTATTGTATTTGCAGGAACTGATCGATTTCATCGAACCACTGGTTGCTCCATTTCCGTCAAACACGATATTGTAAGTATTGATCTTCCATTTTGCATACAGTTTGTAATTTTTACGGGTTCCCTTTTTGATCTTCGTGATCTTGTTTTTAAATGCAGAATCCGTATACCATCCTTTAAAGGTATATCCTTCTTTGGCAGCTGCTGCAAGCTGGATCGTAGGTGTGTCGTAATAGTAGCCGGTCGGATTTTCAGACGAAATGGTTCCTCCGTCAAGTACATATTTTATCGTGTACTGCTTTTTGCTCCACTGCGCATACAGTGTGACTGTCTTACCGTTTTTCGCTGTGATATTACGGATATCCTCTCCGTCTTCATAAAAATCACCTTTGCCGTTTTTCTTTGTATTCCAGCCCTCAAACACATAACCCGTGCGCTTGAATTTATTTTTTGTAAGCGTATAGGTCTTGCCATATTGGCAGACAGAGACACCTTTCATGGAACCTCTGGTTGCGCCGTTTCCATCGTATTTGATTTTATATTTATTGATCTGCCACTTTGCATAAAAGGTCAGATTTCCAATTGTACCTTTTTTGACCTGTGTGACACGTCTGGTGCATTTTTTGTCTTTATACCAGCCTTTAAATGTATAGCCATATCTGACCGGTGTTTTTAATTTGAACGTTCTGGTATCTACGTTGTATTTCTTTGCAGTACCATCCGCAAGTTCTCCGCCGTTCGTTTTGTAAGTGATCTTGTAAGTATCCCTTGACCACTGTGCATACAGATCAACAACTGCACCGCTTTTTGCAGAAAGGTTCTCGATTTCTTCCTTGTTGCCGTATTTCTTTCCACTTCCATCTGCCTTTGTGTTCCAGCGGACAAATTTATATCCCTTGCGTTTAAATTTATTTTTTCTAAGGGTATAATCCATATCATATTCGAGATTTTTCATCTCCTGCATACTGCCGCTGGTTGCCTTGTTTCCATGAAAGCGAACGGTATATTTATTTGCTTTCCATTTTGCATAAATGGTAAGGTTGCCTTTTGATCCTTTCGGGATCGTTGTGATCCTGTTTTTAAAGCTGCTCTCCTTATACCATCCTTCAAATGTATAACCTTTTTTCTTTGCTTTTTTCAATGTGATCGTTTCTGTTGTGATCTTATAAGACGATGGATTGGCATCGCTATTTTCCCCATCATAGAGTACATATTTGATGGTATATTTCTTTGTTACCGGATCGTCCGGGTTATCCGGGTTATCCGGATCATCCGGACTGTCACCGTTATATTTTGCCCAGTAGACATCTCTTGCGCGTTTCGCACGTCCTTCAAAATATACACTGTTACAGCGCTCAAAATATTTTGCCCAGTTATACCCGGCTGTATAGGCTCCGTCTGCAGTGTTTTCGACATTTTTCACTTTGGAAAATGCATATTTCTCGGAATGTTCCAGTTCGTATTTTAAAAACTTAAGCTGCCCGTCGATGGAAGTATAATCATAACCATTGCTGCTGCAGTAGTTTCTCAGGTCATCAAATCTCGAAGCATTCCACTGACAGATACCATAACTGATCTTGCCGTTGGTATCAATGACGCTTATGGTTGGGTTAAAAGAAGATTCACTCTCAATATTGGCAAGCACACCACAGGCCGCTGCTGTATTTAATTTGAGCTTTCTTTTCGCAAATTTATATACTTTTTTTTCGTTGGATTTTTTCTCATCCTGAGAAATGGCTGCACCTTTATAGAGACTTGTCCCTGAGATCACCACATTGATGTATGGAATTTTGTCCTTTTGTCCTGCTCCAAGTGAATACTGATCGGTATCCCATTTCGGGTCAAATTCATAGACAAAATAATTCGTCGTGTCATAGTCTCCGACACAGCTCCAGGTTACCGGAATACTCGTTGTCTCTTTGCCGCCATCCAGATAAACATCAATGCTCTGCGGCATCTTGGCAAGCAGGCGGTTCAGGCTGATTTTACCTGTCATACGAATCTCTTTCGGGTTGTCCGAAAGATCTGCAAATCCTGTGATCTTTTTCTTTTCCGTCGTGCCTTCCTGTGTTTTCGTTTCTGCTGCATACACAGACATATCTGTTGCAGCCGTACCGACAGCAAGCAGGAGCGCCATCGCCCCTGCTGCCAGTCTTGTCATGATTTTTTTTGCATAACTTTTCATAGCTGTCCTCATTCCTGCGGATTACTGTCTGTATCCTGTACTCTCATTAATAAGTCTTATACCGGATACTGATATTTACCTTGCCATTTACACCATTTACTGTACCCTGGTTCGTGTATCTCCACATTACCACATTACCTTTACCCTGGTAACCGCTTCCAAGACTCTCTGCACGATAATTGATAATCCACAGATCTGTTCCTGTGAGCTTGCTTGTATCCACATATTTGCCCGGATACTGCTGTAAAAGTTTCTGGTTCAGACCAAGTGCAAACTTATACTGTTTTCCACCATCAATGATTTCTGTCCTGAATGCATTGATAAAATCAATTCTCTGTGTTGCTGTTACATTATTGTACAATAATGAGATATCATCAAGCACATATACAACCGGATAGTCTAACTTCTGTGCATTCAGAATATTTAATACTTTATCACCCTCAGCTTTTGCCTGCGCTGCGTTCTGCGCCAGGGAGTAGCAGTATACACCAACCTTAAGGCCTGCTGCTTTCGCATTCTTATAATTTGTCTGGAACTTCGCATCCGCTGTTGTTCCTTTGGAAATACGAAGCATTACACATTCGTATCCGGCTGCCTTGATCGCATTAAAATCTACCGTACCGTTATCACTTGAAATATCTATGATCTTATTCTCTGTCTCAAGTTTGTCTTTTACCGTTACCGTGATTTCTTTCGTGATTCCGTTTGCAGATGCCTTTACGGTCGTTGTTCCAGCCTTCAGTCCATAGATTGTTCCATCTGAGGAAACAACGGCGATCGTAGAGTTAGCAGAAGACCAGTATACCACACCGTATGGTTTTGCAGTTGCTGTTACTTTTACACTCGTTCCTGTCTTGATCAGTACACTCGTTGTGCTCACTTCAAGTGCTGACGATATAACACTTACACAATCCGTTGTTGCACTGACGTACTCTCCACGAACCGCATAAATCTTATAATAATAGGTTTTTCCTGTCACAGCGGTATAATCAATAAAAGAATTTGTTGTACAAAGTTCCGTTGCAATCTTATATTTTCCGTTCTCAGAGTTACTTCTCAATACGGTATAAGTTTCTGCACCATCAACCGCATTCCAGGTCAGCTTGATCTGGTTTTCAGCAATTGAGGCTGCATATAATCCAGTTGGTTTTGAAAGAACCGGCGTTGCCTGTTTCACTGCGGAATAGTCACCATAAAGTTTTTTGCCATTTTTGTTCACATAAGCTCTTACTTTATAATAATAGGTTTTTCCTGTCTCTAACTTACTGTTCTTATAAGAAAGCGTATTAACGGAAGAACAGGTTTTGACTGATTTATATTTTCCATCTTTCTCTGTTGCACGATATACACGATATCCATCACACCCTTCTACTTTCTTCCAGGAGACCGTAATGGTGTTATAATTTGCTGCAACTACCTGGATGGAAGGTTTTCCCGGAAGTACCTGCATGGATGCCGGATCGGAATAATCACTGTAGATTTTCTTTCCACCGGACGTACAGAAAGTACGAACTTTATAATAATAGGTATTACCGGTTACAAGTCCCTTATCCACATACGAAGTTGTTGTTCCCTTATTGATCGTCTTAATTTTTCTGTATTTTCCATTTTCAGAAGTGCTGCGGTAGATCGCATATCCCTTTACATAACGGTTTTTGGATGCTTTTACCTTTTTCCATGTAATTTTCAGTCTTTCATTTCCTGCCGATTTCACTTTAACCGTTGTGATACTCGGTGCGGCTGTAATGCCTTTTACACCTGAATAAGCGGAACGGAGCATTTTACCGCCCGAAATGTTTTTGTAAGTTACTACTTTATAATAATACTTCTTTCCAATCTTAACGTTTTTATCTGTATAAGATCCGGTCATGGCTCCGCTCTTTCTTTTTACGGTTCCGATCTGCTTATAACTTCCTTTTTTAGAAGCTGCACGGTAAACAATATATCCGTCCTCATCCCCTGCGGAAGTAACATTCCAGCTCAATACGACGCTGTTGTATTTGCCGGATTTGATCGTGTCGATCGTTACCGGAAGAAGTTTCGGTGTTGCAGTAAGTTCATTGGAAGTTCCACCATATGCTCTTTTGCCATTTTTATCTTTTGCAAAAGAAACGATTTTAAATGTATATTTCTGACCAGGTGTAAGTCCTGTCACTGTATAAGAAGTACTCTTTGTACTGCATCTTTTTACCAGCTGATCTGCTCCGTTTACAACCTGATATACTGCATATCCGCCACCTGTGGATGGCATGTTCACTTTATTCCATGTCAGTTTGATCGCCGTTGCACCTGCTGCTTCTGATTTTAATGTTACTGCTTCCGGTGCCGCCTTGATCGACTGCACATCCGAATAGTTCCCTGCTACATTCTTATCCCCGACTGTACGGAATGCACAGACTTTATAATAATACTTCGTTCCTACCGACAATTTTTTATCTGTACAGGTAATCGTCGTTTTATCATTGACTGTCTTAACAGCTCTATAGCCGCTGTCCTTTTTCGTAGAACGATATACTTTATAGCCATGTGCACCGCTGATCTGATTCCATGTGATCGTCACACTGTTGTAAGACGCATTTCTAACTGTAATCTGTGGTGCCTCTAAAGCAGGGGTTGCCGATGCCTCGTTGGAATAATCTCCATATACCTGACTTCCATTTACCGTTTTATAGGCTCTTACTTTATAGGTATAGGCTGTACCTGCTGTCACTTTTGTATCGCTGTAACTTGTCTTTCCATTTGTTACAGTTGCAATCTTTTTATAAGAGGATGATGATGTTTTTCTGTAAACCTCATAACCCGTCACACCATCCACGGCACTCCATGCCAGTTTTACTTCTTTATATCCGGCTGATTCTGCGTTCAATCTTGTCGCTGACGGAAGCGGTTTGCCGGAGAGAATGCCCGACGCATCACCAAAAACCTTTTTGCCGTTTACCACACGATATGGCTGTACTTTATAATAGTAGGTCGTTCCGGCTGTCAGTGCGGCATCCACATAACTTACTGCACCGTCCATGATATCCGTGAGCTGTGTGTCCACTTTTGATTTATCTGTGGAACGATATACGATATATCCGGTTGCACCATCCACTTTTTCCCATTTTAGTGTCAGGCTGCTGTAACCTTCCGCTGTAACAGATGTTATTGCTGCTTTTCCAAGCTGTGGTGTTGCTTTTACGGATGCATAGGTATCCGTATTGGCATAATCCGTCTGTCCGTTGTTCGTATATTTTGTATAGGCATATACATGATAAATATAGCTGATTCCGGTCTCTGCTGCCGTATCTTTATACGACACCGTATCGGTACCATCCACATGTGCGATCGTCTGCTCTGTATCTGAGCCTTCCACTTTTCGTGTGATGGTGTAACCGTCTGCATCTGCTGTTTTTGACCAGCCTAAACTTACTGTATTATATGTCGTATCCGCCGTACAGCTTGACGGCGCATTTTTCGGTTTTACGACAATATAATAATTATCTTTATCAGCCGGTGTATCTTTTACCTGAAGTGTAAGGACAGCAACACCTGCTGCTAATGTCTTTACCTCTCCTGTAAGCTTTCCATCTACTTTTGACGTGGTAAGTGCTGCGATACTGTTATCATCGATCAGCCACTCAACCTCCGGCTCATCATCTCCCGTTGTCTCAAACGAATATCCCGGAAGCGTCACTGTTTCTCCCGCGCTGACAACTGCATATTTATCTTTTTTGCTTATGATGACTCCATTTGCAGTCGCTTCCTTAATCTCGGTATCTTCCGTTGTTTCCGTCTCTTCGGTCTCTTCGGTAACCTCAGTGGTTTCCGTAGGATCTGTCACTTCGGTAGTTTCCGTCACTTCGGTAGTTTCCGTCACCTCGGTATTCTCGGTATTTTCGGTTACTTCCGTTGTTTCTGTCGTTTCGCCGGCTTCGGCTGCCTCGCCGGCTTCAGTCTGTCCTGTTACCCCGGACGGATCCTCATGTTCACCATTTTCTCCGGTCTGGTCTGACTGAGCATCCGTCAAAACCCCAGTCTCATTTTCTGTGGCATCCGTCTGTTCTACGACCTGTCCGTTTGCCGCTTCTGCTGCAAATGCCATGGTATCGGAACAGATGATCATAGTACCCGCCAATGTGATACACAGACCGCGCTTTAACCATTCCAGTCTCTTTTTTATCATAACATTTTGCCTCCCATCCTCTTATTTTTCTCTTTTGGGGCAGTTTTTGCGAAACCTGCCCATCATTGGTATTGTAGCACAATTTTCCATCTGAATATAGTTTATAAGGGATTTTAAGCAAATATTAATAAATAAGTAAGAATTTCCTTGATTTTTTGGTACTTTTGAGCGAACTGTTACTAATTTGTTGCTAACCGTTAAGAATTAAGCCTGATTAAAAAGCACTATGAGCCGGTACAATTTTATATGCATCGGCTCACTCTCATCATCCAATATAAACTTTTCCATCCACGCCCACAGCTAGACATGCGATCGTGGCGTCCAGCTTGAACCACACGGATCCGTCATCGAACTTTCTGACCTCTACCGGCTTAATGTCGGCACCATTGTGCAAGTACCCGATACCATTCTTATTGTCACAGGATGTCTTGATCTGGTTGGATAAGTAAATATACTTGCCGTGCTCGCCGTAATAACCGTTGCAGACCGGGACAGCTTCTTTCACACGGTACCAGTTCCCGGCTTTATATTCCGTCTTGGTGGCTGTGGCAGCCTGTCCACTCTTTTTCCAGACAGCCATGAATTTCTCCGGTGTGCCGTACATTTTTTTCAACTTTGTCGGAGTGCTTCCCCAGTTTGGTAACTGGAAATGTGGTCTGTCCTTAATGGATTTCCATGATCCGCCCCACTCTAAGCCGATGCTCTGCCCGATTTTTCCTACCTTATTATATAATCCGGTAGAATTATTAAATGCATCATCCGAAGTTTTACCGTCCCCGTCCACATCCATTTTCAAGTAGAAATCAAAGGCTACGCCCCACTGGTGCATGGAACTGTAACTGAATCCTTTGGCATTTGTGACGATCTTTCCCGGCTTTGTCCTGCCCTTTGCATATAAAGCATCCTGCTCTGCTTTCGTCCTCAAACATTCTCCAATGCCGATCGTAATTCCGGCAGCCGCACATTTCTTCTGTAAAAGTGTGATTTTCTCCTGTAAATCCGGGTGTAATGCTTTAATATCTCTCATTCTGTTTTACCGCCTTTCTCTAAATACTGTTTGAATAACTGATGTAAACCGGTGCTTGCTAATCCACTGAATAAGCCGCTTAAAATGATTGATGGAGAAACGCTCCATCCATTCATCCAAATTGCTAATATAACGCCCAAAACGGCGCATACAGTAGGAATCCACTTGTTATCAACGTCCTTAATCCATTTCTTAATTACATAGCCGACGCAAAGGCAAATCCCTACTATTACCGGCACCATAAATTCTGTTAAAAATCCTAAATCTGCCATAATATCACTCCTCCTCTAAATCTGCTATTCTGTGGTTAATTACCCTGATCTGTTCTTCCATTACTGGAACGCGCTGTGCGAAGTTGTTATGTAATCTTACCTCGCGTGTCAGCTCTTCAATCTTGCAATCTGTGACCGCCTGTGCGGTTTCCAGTTTGTGTTCAGTCTTTTTTTGACTGCTACTGACTGTCAGTGCAGTGCCAATCAGTGCAAGCCCCCCTGTGATTAATGCGGTTATAATTGATTCCATTTTCTTTTTTCCTCTCTTTCTGCCCGAAGGCTTGTTATTTAAAAGAGCCGGCTACACAACACATGGTCATGTAATCGGCTCTTAGGCTCTTGATTTTATTATATTTCTACATAGTTTTTCTTTTGTGCCAAGTTGTCCGCTTTGTTCGTAAAACAGCAGTTTAAAGAAATATTATACACAGACAGAGGTTGATAATATTATTAAAAAAAACAAGGTGAAATCCATTGTTATAGAGTTCGAAGGCGTTACTACCAATGAAAGCAAAGCATTTTTCCCAAAATATACCTATTGGGGATATGTCGGCGAAAAAACCACTGAAATTGATAATTTAATAGCACAGGGGCACACAATTCTTGGCGGTTTTATCTGCGGCGGTCCACACAACGATGCCTCCATGGCTGGCAATGGTTCAGATAACATAGGTGTTATAGTCGGTTCAGCAACTTATTATAACGTCCCATATTCATTTTACGTTTTTTCACAAGCTTATCAGACAATAAGAATTAAGGTCTGCGTTTTATATATTTAATATTTAACACAGTTTTATAGCAGTTATCTTTGTACTGATCTGCCCGAACGTCACCGCTTTTGGCACTTTTATCAAAAACTTTAAGTTGTTAACTGCCTTGCCGGATATTATTTCATGCATGGTCAGCCACGTGCCACCGTTTCCGTTATTTGGGGCGGTGATTCCAATCGCCTGATCGACGGTACTTTTTAATGATATAACATCCACGGCAGAACTTTCAGAAACCCAACAGTAATAATTTACCAGCCACGTTCCGGAATCAATAGATAATCCGTCCGCGCCTGCATAACTCCATGTATCGGAGAAGTATTTATTAAATTCGTTACTGCTTACCTGACGGTATCCGGTATTGAACATGGTTTTGGCGTCGGATTTCTTTAAATATGTGGTCGGAATATCATTACCATCGTGATCTGCATCAGCCCGACCAACACGTACAGCAGGATAAGTGTCGTCAAGTTCATTATGTGCGATCAGATTAATTACTTTTCCAGTGGAATCCTGTAGCGGTATGAAGTCCCCTAAGGTTCCGGACCAATCACTTTTTTCAATTCTAATGTAATGCTTATTCTTTAAACCGCTGTTTAACGATGATATCGCTCCCGTGCATGTCCCATTTCCAATTTTAGAAATATCCGTCGTTCCAAGCATCTTATAGAGATACCGCACATTCTTGAACATCTGTGACACCTTTTTTAAAATAGAAGAATGTTTTTCGCCACTTGATAATTTTGATACATTCGTCCATGTTGACGCTGATCCGTCTGCCACATCACTACTCGTAAAAGTTGCTGTATTCTCTGCTGTATCTCCACCGGTTGCCACTGCACCGACGTTTTCTGCTGTGAGTTCTACATTGCCCCTGCGGAAAGAATCTTCATTTACACCTTTGATTCCGGTAACTGGAGTTCCGGCAAGCACGTCCCACTTTTCATCTGATGTTTTATAAATATTGGCACCTGCCGGAATTACATTCCCGGCTCCCTCTTTAAAATCATCCGTGGTTGTAAATTCGTCTGAAATATTGAACATCCACCCTGTGCTAACATCCGCAAGTGCCGGAAGATCTGCAAATGCAACTGTTCCGTGTGGCTGCAATCCACCTTTAAGTCCTTCTGATACATCTTTTGCCTGCTGATAGTAATACTTGGCATTGTCAGAATCCTCGCCCTCTCTGCTTCCTGTACCACCAACAGCATAACTCTGTGCTTTGGTTGCACTATCTGCTGCAGATTCGGCTTTACCGATGATCTCTGTTGCTTTCTGCGTTGCGATTGTGGCTTTATCTATGGCGGTTCTGGCGGACTGGCTGGCAGATACCGCTTCACTTGTGGCTGTGGCTGCAGACTGACTGGCGGATGTCTCACTGGCTTTTGCGTTAGTCTCGGATATTGCTGCCGCCGTGGCTGACTTCGCCGCTGCTGTCTCTGACGCTTTGGCATTGGTTTCGGATGTTTTTGCCGCTGTTTCACTGGCTTTTGCGGCATTCTCACTTGCTTTGGCGTTTATTTCAGACATTGCCGCTGCCTGCTGGCTTGACTCTGCCTTTGCCACTTCCACTTTGATTTTCGCAAGATAGTTAGGCTCTAAATGCTTTTCCTCAATGCTTCCCTCTTTGACAATAGCTGATACCTTTCCGTCTTTGTCAATATAAAAAGCTACCGTATCAGAATCAAAGAACTCATACTGTGTAATCAGTGCCGACAGGTCTATGTACTGCTTCGTACCATCGATCAGAGTCAAAATAATCTGCTGTGTAGTCGGGTTATAATCGAAGTTGATCGCGATCTTCTCCATCTGCGTATCGATCATAACTTTGGAACCGTTCTTTTTCGTGATTGTGATAATTCCCGTCGATTCCTTAAAGGTCACATCCGCAACAAGAGTTGCTACCTCTGCTTTTGTGGCTTTCGTGGTATCAAGAGTGATTACACGATCATCAATGATATCAATCGAGCCATCCATTTTATTGAGGTTTCTTTCATTAAGCGGTGTTTCATCACTCGGGTAATTCTCCCAATTAATATCAATATGCGCTTTATTCATGATCCTCACTCTCCCTTTCCTTTGCAAGCTTCATTTGTTCCCGCTCTACTGTAACCTGTCGGTTTGCTTCTTCCTTGATCTGATTCAGAATATCCTTAAACACCAGGTACTTAGCTTCGATTGGGACATCCCCGCACAAATTTACATAATTTATAATATCGTTTTCAAATTCACGAATTTTTGCATTTATCATAGAATACCTACCGTTTCCTTCAATTCTTTTATTTCTTCATGCTGTAATTGCACTGTTGCAACCAGATCAGCAATCAGTTCCGTATATTTCAGTCCGTAATACTTTTTCCCATTGCTGTCTGAAAACGTTTTTGGACAAATATTCCACCCTTTTTCCGCTTTTTTCAAAACATCCTGTGCAATAAATCCATGATGGAACCCATCTTTTTCGAAATTATAACGATACGATTTTGCACTTAAAGAATAAATAAACTCCGATGATCGTTTTTTGTCCAAGTCTGAAATTGTATTTTTCATTCTTTTATCTGAGCCGTCAATCACGCCCCCTCTAAATCCAGCAACACCGGTATCCCCATCCAGATTAATCATGCAGTGGTCCGTGTCTGTTCCGCCTTTATTTAGTGAGATATGATTATATTGAACGACACATTGATGGTTTGGACTTTCAAGCGTTCCTTCCACTGTTCGAAATCCATCCGTTCCCATCTGTACAAGTGTTCCACTGCGTTTAAATTCAATAAGGTTTTCTACAGACTCTTCCGCTTGAATATGCATATATCCCCCGGTCATTTCCATAGAACCTTTTAATTCAAGCAGTTTTGCTTTAATTTTGATACCCTCGGCTGACTGGTTGATTTCTGAAACAACACTATCTTTCGACACTTTGGAACTAATTTCATTTGCTGTCTGAGAAATAACACTGGACGCACTTACTGATAGCTTTTTGCATTTTATTGGTCCATTCCATTGATGTTTTATTATCGTTTGATTTCCATCAGGATTGTTCAGTACTACTTCAATACACTGATACAGATATCCATTTTGCTGATTTAAATAATACTTACCATTATATTTTTCGCTTGCCGGATATTTTTCATCTGGATCTGTATATCCCTGATAGCTAACCTTTTTCCCGCCGGTATCCCAAATTGTTTGCGAAGCTGTAACTTCCGAACGGATCTCTTTCGCAGTCTGCGTGATCTGTGATTTAAGCGAATCAGGGTTGCTACCATCCGTTGTTTCACTAACAAGACTTGTGATTCTGTCCCGTTCCACTTTGATGGATGCTTCCAATTTTTTTGAAACTTTTTGTAATTCAGCTACCTTTTTCCACGAGGTCCCGCCTGATAAATACAGATATCCTGTTTTCTGATCCAAATAATATTTGTTTTTATACTTATCGGCCGGATAAACTTTATTACCTTTTGAATCCAAAATTGAATCCGGCGCACCGTAGGATGTAATTGCTATCGTATACCCTGTCGTATCCCACACATCTTCCGAACCGGCAACCGTCATCTTTATTTCGCTGGCCGTCTGATTTATGGACGATTCCAGACCTTCTTTTGTGTTCTTCACTTCGGTCCGAATTGTATCGGCTGTCTGTGTGATCCGTGATATCAGTTGTTCTTCTTTATTCTCGATCGTGCTCTGTGTCTTTTCGATGGTTCGCTCCAACACATTGCTCTTGCCTTTGAGCTTTAAAATACTTTTCTGTATTCCGTTCGCCCCGTTTGTCCGGTACTCTTCCCCATCCGCTTCCAAATCATCACGCAAAGCCTGTATGCCTTTCAGAGTTCTTTTCAGAATATAGGACTCGATCAGTTCATATCTGGTCGGCAGCCGCACTGCATCCCCGACCTCAAGGCACGGATTTCCTTTGCAGTCTGCCGTAAACGGGCGATAAACAATCCCCCTGATCTTTGAAAGAACATTGTTTGCAATGCCTTTTAATTCTTTCGTTCCTTTACCATAGACAAGAAAATTATCCTCGATCACATAAGCATTGTCTCCAGTACCCACAATCACACCGATATCATTCTTCTGCTCCCGGATCTGTAACTTATTGATTGTTTTAACAAGAAAATCTTCATACTCAGCCGTTATATATAAATCCTTCCCGATACGGTTGCTTTTCGGATCTCTTGGGAACAAATCATCTGCCGGATAAAGATCGTTTCTCGGATAAAGTCCCTGTATCTCCTGTTCCAGATAAATATAATGAAACTTCCCGTCGCGCCCCATATGCCCCATACAGCCATTGATCTCACAAATACAGGACAACACTTCCTTGCCGCTCATAGATTCGCCTATGGTGCTCGATTCCTCTGTATCAGAACTTGTCTCGCTGGATGCCGTGACTGCAACTGTTTTTTCAATAGACATGCCGTCATTAACCAGTATAATGTCAGCCTGCTCAATCCCGAAGTGCTTAAAAAAGCTGTTCCGGAACTGTTTCATTGTGACCGGATCATAAACTGTAACAGTCGTTTTATTCCCGTCTTTGTCTGTCTGCTGCTCTTTATGGGATGGAAAGACAGTGTTGTACCATGCTGCCACATCTGCATTTAAAATGTCATAAAGGGCATCATATGCCACTACATCTCGGTATTTTCTGTCAGCAGTCGGTGTATCGGAATAACCTTTGAATCTTCCTATCAAAAAGGGTTGATCTGTGTGCCCGCCAATTATCATCTTGACGGTCATCCATCTCCCTTTCATTGGAAGAAAAATATTTGATACCTTAAATTTTACAGATCCGGCTTCGACAGCACCAAAAGTCAATTCAGACTGTGAACACAGGCTTTCTGTTAATTCAAACTCTTCCTCATGAAATTCCGTATTTGTGATATGGATTTTCTCATCATCGGAAATAATTTCAAGCTGGACATCAACGCTATTCTGTTTAAATAAATCAGCATATTTAAAATCAATCATCCAACTACACCTCCATATCCGATAAATGCCAGCCGGAATGATCCATACTGGACCGTCCATTCATCTGCATAATCTATCTGATACTCCACGTCGGGCATATAGCAGTCCATCGTTACATAATTACCGATTTCCGGCATCCATGCGGTAACAAGCGATTTCTTTTCGATTGCATGGGAATATTGGGATCTGATACTGTCCATCAGCGGACGCAATGCAGCTTCGTCTATATCTCCCGGTGTTTCCCATTCCATTTTTATGGAAACGTTACTCAATGCCTCCCGGTGCAGTATCCCGTTCGCATCCCGGTAGGTATCAAGATCCTGCCCCTTGATACCGCATTTATACTTCTTTGCCTCTATATACCGGAAAGGAACTGTGTAATTGCCTACTTTTATTAAAAATCCGCTGTATGCCATTTATACGCTCCTCTCCTAAAAGTCAAATGCCGGACTTCCGGTTCTCCGGTAATAGTCGTTTGCCTCTTCCTTTACAATTTTGAAAATCTTTCCTTCGTCCGCTACGATCCGCACCGTCTGCACGCCTTTCATCTCACTTGCGATCATTTCTGCAAGCGGTTTCATGTAAGACAGGTTATTTTCGAGCGGAAGTACTGCTTCGCGTCCTGCTTCTCCGATGTTTGCGAGAGTGCTGCCGGTTGTGATACCACCATTGGCAAGACGTGGGATGGAAACATTGCTGATTGTCGGAATGCTTAACCCGAACTTATTTCCACCTATGATTGGTACCCAATCAGGAATATCCCATTGCAGTCCGTTCAAAGCACCTATCATCGTGTTTAAACCGTTTATCATTCCATTCGCCATTTTCTCTACGCCGCCAAGCATTGTATTGATAATATTTTTGACTCCGCCCCACATATTTTGAAAAATATTCTCCACCTTTTCTTTCATATTATTAAGTGTGGTAATGACGTTGTCTTTTACATCCGTAAATGATTTTTTCGTATTATCTTTGAATTTTTCAATGATATCACTCACTCTTTCCCACATACCTGTCAATCCAACTTTAAGTCCCTCGATGATATAATCGCCCATTTCTGCCATTACAGTCGATGGGGAATGGATGCCAAAAGCATTCTTGAATCCTTCGATAAATGGGTTAAAAATATTTTCTACAATCCATGTTCCAACATTTTTCAATGCATCCAGTATTCCGTTATAGAGTCCCTCGATTACATTTCCACCAGCCTCTTTAATGTAGTCATTGAAGTAATCCTTTACATTATCCCAAGCGCTTTCGAGTAAGTCCCAAATACTATCCTGTAACTCAATAGCGGCCTTTAATGCCTGGAAAAGAAGTTCTGCAACACTCTCCATTGCACTCGCCCAGTCAAATCCTTTCAATAAATCCGCTATGCTTTGCGCTATGTATGTTGGTATCCCGCTCCAATCAATCTCATCAATTACACCACTAAGAAAATCACATAATCCCGCCAGTGCGCTTGATAATGTATCTCCGATAACTCCCCAGTCAAGCGTTTCAAAAAATCCTCCAATGGCATCAATGATCCCCTGTCCCAAGGCTTTCCAGTCTGTATTTTTTATTATTTCATCCAAAAATGCGAGTAACCCTGTGACCGCAGTTCCGATCGTTTCTCCGAACTCCGTCCACTTGATATTCTGGATTGCATTTGACAATGCCTGTCCTACGCTCTGCCCCATTTTTCCCCAATCGAGTGTCGAAACAAATCCATATGCTGTATCAATAGCCGCATTCAAACCATTGCTGATCGTTGTCCCCAACAGACTCCAGTCCAAATTATCTACCAAACCGTTTATTCCAGTAGCCAGTCCGGATCCCAGTTTTGTCCAGTCAACTGTTTCTAAGAATGTATTCAAAAATATAAGTGCTGTATTAATTCCCTGCGCAAGTGTATATCCTAATAAATTCCAGTCAAATTCACTTACGAACCCATTTATCAACGTACCAATTCGTTTTCCTGTCTTTTCTGCTTCTGCCTGGATAGAATCCCACGGAATACTTTTCATTGCACTGTTGAGCTTATCTGCAATGATTTTTCCGAGTTCTGTCCAATCCTCACCGGATAGTATATCTTTTATCTTTTTAATATTGTCTGATATCGGCATATCTTCATATGACACACCTGCAGTTCCGTTTCCGCCGCCACTGCCAGAATCATTTGAACTGATAACATTCAGTTCATCAAATCCCTGTAATGCACCCTTCGCTTTCTTAGCGGCATTCGCAGTGCCATTTAAGGATTTTGCATAGTCTACCTGTTGGTTCTTCGCTTTACTCCATGTACCTTTTCCAGAAAGTGCAGAAAACAACTGATTTAAAAGGTTGACCGCTTTGGTAAGCCAGTTGCAGAGTGTTGTTAAAGCCGGTGCCAATGCACTGACAATCGGGACTGCTGCTGCACCGATCGCATTTTTTAAATTCGTTGCCGATGTTTTAAGTTCTGACATTTTCTGATTGAAGTCACCGGAATACTTTGCGTAATTCTGGATTCCCGACTTAATACTATCAATCATCGCCCGGAACGCTTTTGAAACCCACTGAAATACCAATATTGTTAGAGCAATTTTCTTTACTCGTTTACCAAATTTTTCAATCATTCCGCCTGATTTCTTGGTATGATTAAAAATACTATCGAAAACTCTTTTTGCAGCACTACCAACCGAAGATAAAGCACTTTTTGCTTTTCCGACCGTCGGAATCATGCCGGCAATCGCTGTCTTTGCCTTTTCAGCAGCTTTTTGTGTTTTGCTAAGACTCTGCTCGCCCGTGTTTCCGGCTCTGGTTTCTCTGTCCGCAGCTTCATTCATCCGCTGATTTAAAATCTCCATCTGACTATTTACATCTCTTAAACGCTCTGCTTTCTGCTGATATTCTATTGTGCTTTTTGGATCAACATAGGCGGTACCGGTATCTCTCATTGCCTGCAACTCTCCGTTGGCATACCGTATCGATTCCGATAATTGTTCTGCGTCATACTGCATATTTTTAAATGTACGACTATCTGTTTTACCGCCAACAGCTTTAAAACGTTCCATACGCTCTAATAATTTATCTAAAGCTGTATTGTCTTTATTAAGCTGATCTTGTACTTGCTGATACTCTTCTGTCGGAATCCTCATCTGTTCCATCTGCCGCATCTGATCGGTAAGACGCTGTGATTCCCGTGTCAATTTCTGAAACCTTGCTTCTAACTGCAACAGGCTGCTGGATGCATCTCCATTTTCAATTAATGTCCTTATTCTGATTTCTCCATCATATCCACCAGCCATATGCAATCCTCTCTTTCTAAGCTAATCCAAGTTCCTTTTCTGCTTTCTTCTTTGCTCTGATCTCTGCCATCATCTGATCGTATTCGTCAATCTTTGTTTTCTCATCCTCAGTATACTCTTTCTTTTCTTCCGGCTGTTCTAAGGCATACATTTCCTGTGCTTCCTTAATCGCCTGTCTCTCTTCTTTTCCCATCTTGGATGTGATTTTCTTCCTGCGGATCTCTATAACCTGTTGGAATGATGACTGTTTATAAGGCATATTCCAGAGCAGACCATTGAACATCCACCAGTGCATATCATCCAAGGAGAGATCAATCCCGTATATCTGCCGGAAGTCTGCATAAATACGCCACTGGTCAATGTCGTAATCTACCAGTCTGCGATTATCTTTTGATGATTCCGGTTTGTCATGGAACCAGCCATTTAGAAACCACTCCACACACTGACGAAGATCATCCCCGTCCGGGTGCTCCCGTTCATCGAACAGCAGATAGATCAGTGCATCACTCTTCTCATACTCATTCAGTTCTTTGTCATACTGCACAAGGAATACCTGTATGCCGATACGAAATGATGTATTAACCTTGTAACCGTTCCATTCCTCAGGCAGCGGATCAAGCATGACATTAATCATGCCCGTGCTCCTTTTCTGCCGGAGTTATAGCGTTTTCTGGTCATCTCGTAACGCTTGCCGAAGAGCTTATTCATGACTGGGATGATCTTCTCGACAAATTCCACCAGTGCCGTCTCGTCCGGAGTGAAATCTCCATACACGTTCTTTACCGTATCTTCCCCAAACAGACCGTCGATCTCTGCTGCAATCTGTTTCAGGTATTTCACCCGGATTCTGTTTGCCTGTAAAACCGACTCAACATCAACGTTGTCAGAATCTACCTCATCCTGTGCATGTTCTTTCTTCCATGCTGCCGCCTCTTTCTCACAGTTCTCGGAGATTCTTTCCAGTTTGTTGATGACCTGTCCGAATCGCTCGGCTGTGTCGGCATCTGCGACATTGATGCTCAACACGGTAACGACATCCCCGTCCTCATTTTTAATTGCAATTTTTCTGACACCACTGTCTAATACTAATTCTTCCATAAATTACCATCCTTTCAGAAATCGGGCAGGACTAAAAGAAACCCACCCGATTATGCTAATTTGTAATTAACACCGCTTATTATTTTCCAGATGTATTGGATACTTTCGGCGCCCATGTGAATGCGCCATCTGAACCAATTGTGATTGTTCCAAGTTCTACTGCTCCATTGCCGTTGATCTGAATGGAAGATGTCAGTGTGTCACCGCCAGATCCACCAGTACTTGACGGACATACCGTGACAGGTACGCGGATACAATCGCCTGTGCCTTTTGTAATGTCTGTTTTGTAATATCTGTAATAATATGTCTCACACTGCTTTCCGGTCGGGAATAACTTGAACATCGTATCGATTGCAGTCTGCATATCGTCAGACATATAATCACGCTCCGGTGTTGTGGAAAACTCATATCCCTTTACCGTATTGTTTGCATTTTTCATATTGACGTACTGGGTTGACTCAGTATTCGGTCCCCAGTCCTCTGTGATCTCTTTGTAGCCATCGCCCATCTCTACGATCTTGGCTGTGCTTCCGATGAGTGTACCAATATCAAGCAGAGAAACCATATTTGTACGATCTTCTGCGAAAAACTGTAAATTCGTATTCATAATGAATGCACTTTTCTTCATGACTTCTTATCCTCTCTTCCCTACTTTTTATAAAAATATTTAAGCTGCATATTCACAGCATACATAACCGTTTTATCATCCTGTTCACTGCCAAACACTGGGGAAGTCCTTGCGATTGACTGCAATGTCAGATGCGGGTCCTTGAATTCGATCCCGCTCTCTTCCATCCATGCAGCAAGATTGTTTAACATTTCCTGTGCTTCAATGCTTGCCTTATTGGTAGTTGGTGCACATTTATAAACCATCTGAAATGGCATCTGTGCCACATAACTGCCACTGACATACTTTTTCAGATATACCGCTCCCTGCATCGGGAATAACCCGATAGACCTGTCTGTATTGACAGAGTTCCATCTTATCGTTTTGTTGTCTGCCTTGAATAATGCAGGATAATCCGGATAAGCCATAGCAAG